TGGAGAAGGCTTACGGGAGTGACGAGGCTATCAGGGCCGCGATAGAGGAAACGTATCAACAACAGAAACAAAACAACGAATGAGCGATAACGGAGCAGTAACACCACCGGCATGGATGGGCATTTTGCCTGAGGACATGCGAAGCGATCAAACCCTGCAATCTTTCAAGGGTGACAAGGCAGAGGACGTATTGCCAGTTTTGGCAAAGTCCTATGTTGAATCCCGCAAGATGATTGGTAAGAAGGCATACGATCTTCCGCAGGACGATTGGAAGCCGGAACAGTACGCCACATGGAACAAGGCGATTGGCGTTCCTGACTCCGCCGATAAGTATGAACTTCCAGCGGATGAGCTGATGACTCAGGCAGGGATGCCAAAGGATGCCATCATTGCTGCCAATAAGAAGTTCCATGAACTCGGTCTAACCCCGCGCCAAGTGAAGGGGCTAGTCAATGACTGGTATCTGAAAGACGCCGCTGCGGGCAATGAGGTTCTGTCCAAGCAAAAGTCTGACGCTGCGAAGGCTGCTGCGTCCGCAATCCACCAGGAATACGGCGACAAGTTTGAAGCCAAGAAAGGGCTTGTGAAATCCGTACTTGCTCTTGGTGGTGGCGATTTGGCGGAGCGACTTGAGGCTGCTGGGTTTGGTAATGACCCCGCGCTGTTCAAGGCATTGGTCGCTATCGGCGAGAAGACAATGGAAGACAGCTCCCGCAGGGGTGGATCAGGTACTGCGCTTGGGCCTGAATCCATGCGCGCAGAAGCTCTCCAGAAGATTCAGGAAATCAAAGCAGCGCGCATTGCTGACCCCAGACTCAGCGAGAAGTTCGATGACCCGCGCTCTGCCGAGTTTCGGCAATGGAAAGAGCTTCACCAGAAAGCCTATACATCGTGAACTGCTTTACGTGCACATTTTGGAATCCGGTAACTCAGAAGTTGGACGCTCGGGGTTGCGCGGTTGGTCTAGCTGAGGCTGGCAAGGTTGAAAACAGCGCGGGCGAATGCCGCCGTTACCCACCACGTTCGGCGGCATCTGTCGGTGGTGGCTATCGCGCCTTCCCGATTACTCGATCTGGCGATGGGTGCGGAGAGCATAGGCTGCCCACCATCGGCAGTGGTTCGCCGTCTATTGAGATTGTTCAGCCCGTTGACATCCCGATAGCAACTGTTAAAAAGTTAGGTAGACCAAAGAAAGTTGTTGACGGAAATGATAGTCAGGGCTAACTACAACATTAACGAACAAGATTATTCGTAGTCCTCGTTTGAGAGCCAGCTAAAGTTGGCCGTGTAGCGAGCGTTTTCGCAGGTTCGGCCCCCACAAGGACAAGCCCGCCGATTAAAACTCCTCCCGCAAGGGAAGAATCCAGTTTTCTAATCGTATGGGTGCTATTGATACAGCATTTCGGAACGGATACCAATCCGATTTCGAGATCAAATTCCAGCAGAACGCTTCGCGTCTGCAATCCACCGTCACCGTTCGTCCTCAAAACGTCGAACGCGACATGTACGACCGTCTCGGCACGGTCAACGTAACCCGAAAATCAGTTCGCCACGGCCCAACCGTCCTGAACGATGCGGATCACACCCGCATTGCTGTCTTGATTGACGACTACCGGCCCGATGCGCTGGCGTTCGACAATGAAGACAAGCTGCGCATGCAGCTTCAAGATCCTCGCAATGGGTATGCAAAGATGCAGGCGATGGCCCTTGGTCGTCAGGTTGACTCCGTGATTATCGCTGCCGCTACTGGCACGACCTACACGGGCAAGCAGGGAACCACGGCGGAAACCTACACTGCTGTCACGTATGGTGTGGCTGTGGATGCGGTTGCTCCCGGCGCAGTTGCGGCAAACTCCAACCTTACCATTGAGAAGCTCATCCAAGCCAAATCCAAATTTGGTGTGGCTGAGTCTGTGATGGATGGCGAAGAGCTGTTTTTCGTTCTGACCCAAAGTCAGCTTGATTCGCTGCTCCGAACCACTGAGGTTACAAACGCTGACTACAACGCTGTTAAGGCGTTGGTGAATGGCCAGGTTGATACGTTCATGGGCTTCAAGTTCGTCCGGACCCAGCTCTTGAGCAAAACCAGCAACACACGCACCTGTTTGGCCTATCCGAAGAGTGGTATCATTCTTGGCATGGCCGATCAGCTTACGGCTCGCATGGACGAGCGGTCAGACCTTAACTACACCTGGCAGGTGTGGTGCCAAGGCACGTTCGGGGCAACTCGGACATGGCTTGAAAAGGTTGTGTCTGTGGCTTGTGATGAATCTGTGGCTTAATTAAGAAAAGAAAAAGAATATGGCTATCACAAATATTGACAGTTACGAGGACAACATTCAGGCGGAAAACAATCTCGCCGATGATCCCAGTTCATACATTGCGCCGGCGTCGTTTCCTGGCAAAACGTCTGGAATTCCACTGCGTCGGTGCAGTTTCACGGTCACGCTTGCAAGTCAGACCACTGGCGAGGACATCCTTATCGGATTTATTCCGAAGGGGGCGACCATCTTTGGTGGAAACCACATTGCATCCGCAACGCTTGCAAACTCCGCTACTACGGCGATTGGTTTGAAGGGTGCGGACGAAAGTGGTTACATTGATTCCGCCAACAGTGTGTCGGATGCCGTCAATCTGCTCAAGACGGCTGCCGCCCTCAGCACTACGCTGGTTACGTTCGGAACCACCAACGCCCTGTACTACGGTTACGTCGCACAAAAAGATCTGTATCTGACGTTGACCACTGGTACCGGCACGGTGACTACGGAAGTGATCACCGGATGGTATGACATCCTGCTCAAAGGTTAATCCAATGGGTCTGTGGGGTAATCTCCACAGACCCTTTTAAGAAAGGCTTTACATGAAAAATTTCTATCTTGCGGCATTGCTGGTTTCGATGTGCTTCAGTGCATCGGCTCAGTTGTCCCGTGGCCGTGTTAACGAACGTGTCATTTCTGGAGTCACTGAGCATTTGCTTGATGGCCCAAGATTCAATTACGTGATGTATCTCCCCGGCCAAGATCAGCAGTATACATTGACAGCGGGGCAGAATGTGGTGGTGTTCCGCAGTGTGGGAGCATTAACCAACGTGGTTGTGGTTCTTCCGAATCCGACCAACTCATTACGTCGCGCCTACAACCTGATTGCTCAGGGTAACGTGACCATCAAGCTCACCAATACGGTTGGCGTCACCTACAACACGTCTACCAACGTGACGGCGTTGTCCACATTCACGTCCGCTACCAATAGTGCGTTCTGGGTGTATAACAACAACGGCACTAATTGGTTCATCTCACTGTACTGAACATCCTCCCCACCTGCTCCGGGTGGGTTCCTCCGGGCGGGCTTGGTATAATGGTTGCCAAGCCCGCTTTTTTAGTTTAACGATAACGTTATGGCTCAGTCTGATCTAAACGCAGCTAATCTTGCCCTTCGACTGGTTGGAAATAGGGCCGTTCTAACCACCTTAGCAGACGCCACCGCTGAGGGCTACGCTTGCACTGCGCTGATTGATGATTGCAAGAAGAGTCTGCTGCGGATGCATCCTTGGAACTTTGCCGTTAAGCGTAAGAAGATTATCCCCTATCAGGATGTGGCAGTTAGCGATGTGACGTTTGTTTCGGCGAATCTGATCGAGGTTACGCACACTGCCACGACTTATGTTGCCGGTAATTACGTCACGCTGACCGGTATCGCAGGGGCCACGGTAGCTAATGGCACATGGGAAGTCGCCTCCATTTTATCTACCACCGTCACAAGGCTCACCACGGTAGATATTCCAAATATCGGAACACTCGGAACCTACACTGCCGGCACGACCGATTACATCCGCCGCTCTCCTGCCTTTGATTACAGCTATCTTTACGCACTTCCTTCCGACAACATTCGCATCCTGTCCATCAACGGTGATTATGATTTGGATGCTTACCGGATTGAGAGTGGTTTCATCCTGTCTGATGATTCGGTTTTGGAGGTTCGTTACATCTATGATGTGACTGACTATACCACAATGGACCCGCTGTTCTACCAATGCTTGGCAACCTATCTTGCCTACAATCTGTGCGACCACCTGACGGCATCTGATGGTAAGAAGAATGAGCTGCATGTCTATCTCTACGGCGGGCAGGGCAAGCGCGGCATCATGCCGCAGGCGAAGTTTGTGGATGGCTCTGAGGATTCATTGCAGCAGATGGGCGCAAGTGAATGGGTTGATTCGAGAGGGTCAGGAACAGGATTGATGTAATGGCGTTATCTATCGCATCACAAACCGCTGTTTCGGCAACCACGTTGACGGATATTTTCACGTCCACAGGTGACACAGAGTTTCGTTCGTTGGTGGTGTGCAATCGAAGCGGAACAAGCGCAACATTCAGGATGTCGATTGCGGTGGCAGGGGCGGGTGATGCAACGAGTCAATATCTGTTCTATGACATGCCCATCGTGCCTAACGATTCATTCACAAGTGCGCTTGAGATTGGTGTGAGTCTTGGTGATGTCGTGAGGTTTTACGCATCGACAGCCAATCTGACAGTGACACTATTTAAGCAGTAATGGCATTTCCTGGCGGAACAAAGAATACGCGGGACCAGCTTAAGGAAGCTGGAGGCCAGCCATTGCCTATTGGGTCCATATCTGCGTCACAGTTGGTTTATCGCAGCGGAATCAATCTAATTGGCCTGACGCTTGGCACGAACCTGAGCGTTATCGGAACCACGCTTGATGCTGCTGGTGGCGGCTCTACATGGACCGAAGCAGAGGTCGATTTCCTTACCCCATCCTACGACTACCAATTTACAGTTACTGATGCGACGGTTGGAGTAGCGAGCAAGATTACGGTGATTCCTTGTGGCAAGGCGGCGACGGGCCGGACGGCGGATGATTGGCAGTGGGACGGCATCACGTTTGCGGCACTGCCAGCGGTTGGTAGTTTCACGCTTTACGCCACTGCTCATCCCGGTCCTGTGGTGGGTAAGCGCAAAATTCAATACTCAGTAGCATCTTGATTTATGGCAATTCTTGACGGCGGAAGTTCAACTGCAGGCAAGGCAAACGTCGATGCGAGCTACAACTTGCAGGTGGCGGTGCCCGGCTACACCTCAGCGGGCGTTGAACAGGGTGGTGGTCCGGCCAATGGGCCAGCCTTGTTTTCTGAGAACGACGCAGGAACGGTATCAGTCGCTGGGCGGTTAGTATCGTCACCGGAAACGGATGACGATTTTCGTCTTCGGATAGCGCACGACACGCAGCTCGATAACGACAGCTTCAACCAGACCGTTCATGTCACTGGCAAATTTCAACACGCATTCACCACGCTCACGGCCACTTCTTCGGCGGCGGGATTGCTGACCAACTCTGGCAACATCACGACCATCGGCACGAACATGGCGTTCGGCACGTATGCGATGTTCCCGTGCGGCGGAACAAACACGCTGGTGTGCGAGACGAGCGTGGCGTTCAGCGCACAGCCGAATGCGAACACCATTATTGATTTCGGTATGTTCTTACGTGGCGTCCTCACGCCGCCGCAGGCGAACTTGGACGGCGTTTACTTCTCGATGCGGTCCACGGGATTGGTGGGAGTCATCAACTCTGCCGGTGTTGAAACGGCATCAACGCCATTCCCTCTGGCACTTGGGGCGGGGACTTGGGTTTACAGCAACAACGCGGTGAACCGCTACCTGATCCAAATCACGAATGTCGACGTAACTTTTTGGATCAACAACGTGCTGATGGCGCGTGTCCCCACGCCGGTCGGGGCGAACTTTCCCTGTAAGGCTCAGGCTCTCCCGTGGTCCATCCGTCACGCGATTGTCGGTGGCGCAGCGGGTGCGGCAACTCAGGCGTTGGTGACAGATTATCGGGTGACACTTCGCGGGCCGGTCATCGCTGATCCGCTCGGCACCCTTATGCAGCGCATCAACGGCAGCTATCAGGGCTGGGGCGCATCCGGCATCGCGGGGAATAACCTTGCGCTGGCTAACTCAGCGAACCCGACGCCAGCAGCGGCGACGAATACGACGGCAGCACTTGGGTCTGGTCTGGGTGGGCAGTTCTGGGAAACGGCAAGCGTGGCGGCAACGGTGGACGCCATCATTTGCAGTTATCAGGTGCCCGTTGGAACTACCACGGTAGCGGGACGCAGGCTGAAAGTCACCGGAGTGCATCTCTCCAGTTTCGTGCAGGCAATCTTGACCGGCGCACCCTACATCGGCGTGTGGGGCGTTGCGTACGGGCATGGAGCAGTGTCTCTGGCCACCACAGAATCGGCATCCTTCGCAACTTATGCGGTGGCAACCTCGAAGATTCCGCGTCGGTTAATGTGCCCCGAGTTTACGCAGTCGGTGCTGGTGACGCAGGCGGCAGGAACCATTGTTTCGCAGCCGGGCGGATGCTTCTGCCAATTCGACGAACCAGTCTACGTCAACCCAGGCGAGTTCATTCAGCTCTGGCGGAAGATTGTTGGGACTGCGGCATCCGCTGGAACCATCGCGCATCAGGTGCAGTTTGTTTACAGCTGGGAATAACTACAATGGGACGCGCAAACTCAGTTCAAGCCTCATGGACAAAGGGTGAAGTAAGCCCGCTGGCTGCTGGCAGGGTGGATGTCTCACTCTACACCGCTGGCGCAGAGGTTATCGAGAACCTGATTGTGCGTCCCCAGGGGCCGCTGTTTAGGCGTAGCGGCACCAAGTATGTCAATGCCACTAAAGTGCCAACGAACGAGTCTGTTCTGGTTCCGTTTGAGGTGAGCGATGAGCAGGCATACATGCTGGAGTTCGGCAAGGGCTACATCCGGTTTTTTAAGAGTAAGGAGCCAATCTTTGAGACGACATCGGATGAGGTTGAGGCATTCACACTAGAGACAGACGGCGGGCTGATGAGGTTAGTCACGGAGGATGTTTCAACATCGCCGACTGTTGCGGGGACGGAATACGGAGACTTACCAACCTTCGATATTTCCTGCATTGCTCCGGTTGCGGTGACGGGGATTGGTTGCCAGATCACGACCACTGTTCCGCACGGGCTTAAGGTTGGTGCTAAGGCGCTTATTTTCGGATCAGGCTTGAGCAGGCTGGGTGGGTCGATTGTCGCAATTGACTGGACTACCGACAAGATAACGATAGCGGCAAATCACGAACTTGTTCCCGGCGATACGATTGGCATTACAGGGGCGGACCCCCTTTACGGCATCAATGGGCTCAACACCATTGCTACCGTCGTTGGTAACGACATTACGCTGACCGGCGTTAATATCGGGAACGGTGCTGGCTTGGGTGATTGGGCAAAGCAGGTAACTCCTGTATCTGTTACAACGAGAAGTTTCAAGATACTGACGACCACAAACCCCGGAAGGTCCAACACTGGTTTTGTTGCAAGTCACGGGCTTGTTGCAGGTGATAAGTTTTACGTTAGCGGGGCGGCAAGCATCACAAGCATATCCGAGCGGTTCTTGATAGCCAAGTCCGTTGCAACGGCGCATAAGTGGACCGCTGCGAATATTGATTACACTGCTGGCACGCCTACGCTGGAAGAGGCGCATACCATCCCTGTTGAAGTTGAGTCGCATTACGGGTACGGGCGCGACGTAGCAGTTGGTTCTACTGCCACTTATTTCGGTGAAATAGGGGTCACAACAACTGCTCCGCATGGCTTTACAGATGGGGATACTGTTTTGGTTTACGGTGCTGGAAACGGAGTGGATGGAAGCTGGGTTGTGACGGTTATCAACACGACCTTGTTCGTGTTGAACAACTCTTTCTGGATTGGAAACACCACTGGCGGCACAGCGAGGAAGTCGCTTACGTCGTCTGAGTTCTCCATCAAAGACATCAAGTTCGCGCAATCTGCCGATGTCCTTTACATCACGCATCCGCTGTATCCGCCAACCAAGCTGGTGCGGTTGGATACTGATGGTGACCGCAATGATTGGTTGTTGGCAGAAGCATCGTTCCGCGATGGCCCCTACATGGGCTTGAACGACCTTTCCCCTAACATCAACTCCACCACACCGCAGGATGGCGCAATCTATCCTGATGTTTACATGGAGGTGTCGAGCTATGCACATACCGCCACAGTGAAGGCTGCTGTGGCGTTTGCTGCTGCTGCTGCGGATGATTCTGATTACATCGAATGGAAGGAGGGTGATCAGTGGAGGCTGGCAAGGGTTGATGCAGGATCAACAAGTCTCACGTATCATACGGTTACTGTTCTGGACAACGTGATGCTTGGGATCGATGAGACGACCATCCTGAAGAATAAGACAACCGTTGGATCGACAAACTCTACTGGCGCGGGTTACATTCGGGGTTACGGCGCAATGGGTAGGTCAAGTCAGGCTGAGTTTTACAGCCGTAGTGGTCAGTATCTTGGCAGGGGGGTTGACCCTGGAAACGAGCTGGCGTCAAACAGGGCGGTTGCCGCAAACGTAATTGTCGCAGGAACCATCACGGCCCAATACAGCAATACGTTTGCAGCGTCTGACGTCGGTAAATATATTCGCATCAAAAGCAGCGCAAGAACAAGTGCTGGTTATTGGGTTCAGATCCTTCAGGTTGGAACAGGGCTGGGGGGAACAGAGACGACATCAAACAAGGCGCAGCATGGGCGGTCTGTTCCGATGTCCAGCAACAACAATACTGGGAAGTTCGCTGTGTCTGCCCATTCCAGAACATGCACGTTGACCGCAAAGAAGGCAGGAGCGGTGGTTACTGCGTTTGCTGCGTTTGCGGCGACTGATGTTGGGCGCTCTGTTCGGCTTGGGTTTGCTGGCCGATGGACGTGGGGAAAGATCTCTGGCTACACCTCCACATCGGTTGTGACTGTCACGCTCTATGAAGACATGCCGCGTGATCCGAATGATGCCTCGCGCATTGCGGGTAATCAGGAAGGCATGAAGGCGGATGGTACCTTGACCACTGCGCTTACCACATCTGGCATCACCTACGATTGGCGCATGGGCGCATGGTCCCACACCACTGGCTTCCCTGCCTGTGTGGTGTTCCATGAGCAGCGGTTGACCTTTGGTGCCACATCCACTGAGCCTCAGACGTTCTGGATGTCTACCAGCGGCGACTTTGAGAACATGGCTCCCACTGAGCTTGATTCAACGGTGCTGGATGACAGCGCAATCGCTTACGAGCTGGCATCTGCCAAGGCCAACCCGATTCGGTGGTTGGTCAGCGGTTCTGCGCTGGGTGTCGGCACGGCTGGTGGTGAGTGGCAGGTGAAGTCTGCCTCATCCATCAACGACCCGATTACTCCGTCATCCATCAGTGCCAAGGAATACACCACGCATGGAGCAGGTTCACGGATTCAACCTGCCAAGATTGGTTCATCGGTGCTGTTTGTGGATCGGTCCAAGCGCAAGGTGCATGAGCTGTTTTACAGCTATCAGGATGATGCAATTGTTTCGGATGAGCTGACGGTAATATCTGAGCATATCTTGCGGGAACATACCGGCGCAGTGGCGGCAGCGTTTCAGCAGAAGCCACATTCGATTTACTGGATTGTTTGCGGCGACGGCACGTTGTCAGCCGTTACATTCAATAAGAAACAAGAGGTGACGGCGTGGCATCACCACACTATTGCTGGCGCAACAGTGGAATGGATTAGCACTATTCCATCGGATGACGGTACTGAGGATGAGGTGTGGATGGTCTGCAAGCGCACTGTGAATAGCGCGGACTATCGAACGATTGAGGTGCTTGAATCTGATTTCTATCCTGCCAGTGCAGCTTCCAGAGCGGGGATGAGGTTTCAAGATGGGCATATCCTGCTCCAGCCAACCACTGCCACGTTCACCGACAATACCATCACGGGATTGAACTGGCTGATTGGCCAGACTGTTGCGGTCACTAAATACAAATCATCGGATGCGACGTTCGCGTATGAGACTGCGCTGGTTGACTCCAACGGAGCAATCTCACCAATTACAACCACCGGATTTAGCGAGATTACCATAGGCGTTAACGGTAACGCTGATGTTGGTTCGTTGCCACCAGAAGGCGGCAGTCCGTTTGGTAATTCTCAAGGCCAGCAGAAGAAGCTGATCTATCTAGATGTCCGATTCTTGGACACCATGAACGTCAGCTACGGGCCAAATTCCAGCAGTCTCGTCAGCAGGACCCTGACCCCCGCAACGGGTGTTTGGTTCAGCAAGACAGAGCGGTTGGTGCCGAACAACGGGTGGGATGTGGAGAGCAAATACTATATCCGCCAAGCCTATCCTTATCCCTTGAATATTCTGATGGTGGTCGCCAAGCTCGAAACCAACGAATGATTCGCCTCGCACAAGTTGAAGATGTTCTCGACTGCCGAATACTGGCAGAGAATTTCTTCTTTGCTCGCAACACCAAGGGCAAGTTCAGCGGGGAGTTCTTTGAAGGTCAGTGGGTGGGGTTCCTGACCACCGGCATCGGCAACATCCTTCTCCGAGAATCTGCTGAGTTTAAGATTGTTGAGGCAATCGGCTACATCGTTCACCCTGGCGGCAACGGAGCTGAATGCGTATCAACTATGTTTTGGTATGTTGATGACGATTCGCAAGGGCTGGCAGCAGGTGCGCTGTTCAAAGCGTTCTTGGATGGACCGGCCAAGGATCGTGAGATTCGCATCTCAGTGCTGGCCGATGAGCGATTGATCGCGGTATCGGATGTGTTAAGCCAATCAGGATTTTCTATGTATGAAATGGTTTATCTAAAGGAGGCAACATGCCCGGCGTAGAAACAGCAATAATCGCAGCATGGGCTGCGGTGGCAGCTGCCGCCGTTGGAACTGGCGTTGCAGCCTATGGCGCAATCGAGCAGGGCAATGCCGCTGAAGAGGCTGGAAGGCGCACACAGCAGGCAGAGAACGCCAATGCTCAGGCAGCGATGGAAGCTGCGTCATTGGAAGCTGGGCAGGTTAGGCGCAAGAACCTGCTGCGCTTAGGTTCTCAGCGAGCTGATGCCGCCAAGAGCGGTGTGCTGATCTCCGATAGTGCAAACGACGTGATTTACGACACAGCCATTCAGGGTGAGCTTGAAGCTCAATCGGTGCTGTATTCAGGCGCATCTGCTGCGTCCTATCAGCAGCAACGCGGTGTGAACGCAAGGGCTGCGGGCAATAGCGCGAAGTCCGCCAGCTACATCAATGCTGGCTCGTCTGTCATTGGTGGGATTGGTAAGACGGCAGAGGCTTATTCAAACGCGATGCCAACCTTTAAAAAGACCAAGTAATGCCACCACTAGCCACATACACAGCCTCTGGTCAGATTCGTTCCGGCCCTGTCGCTCCCGGCGTAGATGCCTCTGAGCTGGACGCAGGAGCGCGGGCATTGCAGGGGCTTGGTGGGCAGGTAGTCAATGCTGGGCAGACAGTGGGTGTGATTCTTGAACGTCGGCAGCAGCAGATAGACAATAGGTGGGTTGGGGATTCTGAGAGTCAGCTTAACCGCGATCTGGTTGACTGGCGCAAAAAGAACCAGAATCGGGAAGATTACGGAGATGCGTTCAAGGCTTACGCTGATGAGCGATTAGCTGAGTATGAGAAGAATGCTCCTACTGGAAAGGCTGCGCAATCGTTTCGCCGTTCTGTCCTGCCATCCATTGATGCTGGTTATGCTAAGACAACGGCTGATGGCGAGCGAACACGGCTGAACAACTACGATCAGGCAGAGATTCAGAATGACATCAACATGCGAGGAATATTCTTCGCTGGTTCCGATCTGGATCAAGACCTTGCCAATGACATGCTCTTTGCTGAAACGGTAAAGAGGAATGCGCGGACGATGGCCACGATTGGGGTAACCAACCCTGCCGCTGCCGCTGCAATGGTTCAGCGCACGGAGATTGCGGCAGTGCTGGCTGCTGCTGATGCTGACCCCATCTTTGCCAAGAAGATCCTGACGGCGTCCAAGCATA